AGGTAAAGGAGCCCCCAATTTGTCTCTGGGCCTTATTTTTGGAATTGTGTTGTGTGGGTTGGGCGTGTTGCTCCTTATCATTGGATTAATATTGAATTTTAGAGGCAAATAATGGTAACAATCATTATAATATAGTCGAGCTACGAGAAGAATGTCGAGCTATTTGAGATCAAAAAGTTGTATTACTAATACAGTAATATAATCTATACTCTGGACTTTGTCTTAGTAAATCTTGCTCCATAGAAGAGCTCCTACTATACCTGATACAGCTCCTACTATATGTCCCATTAGAGACACCTTCGGGTTCCGAATGCTAGGGCCAGATATCATGACAACCAGTGATAATGCTACCATCAAGTCGACCTCCTTGCCCATAAATAGCTCCCAAGCCGCAACCCCGAAGAGAACCCCTGAGAAACCTATACTACATGGTAGACCCTTGAAGAGTCTGTTCATTGCTGCCTCTGCTAGAGTATTGAACAAAAGTAGGAACACTATGAGCGCTATAAATTTCTTACTGCCTATCGTTATCTCCACTCGTGATAGAGCATATAACGCAAAGATATTTGAGAGTAAATGGTATACATCTACATGAACAAAATTGCTATAAAATAGCGACATAACATCTTTTCCACAAGGGATCTCCTTGAGCGCTGTAGTGGCATACAACGAGAATATAACTATGACGCCAACTGCTAAGAACACGGAGACGGGAACGTTTTTAATATGTGTTGGCTTATCCATTTATGATTAGAGAATCTATTATAAAATGAAGAATGATAATTCCCCGCTGATGAGCATGGCAAAAACTAAGAAATTTTTCTACACTATAGATAAAGATGAGCAAATTTAATAAAGCTGATCACAAAGGTGATGTAAAGGAAGAATTTTGCGGAGCCTGTCTGGCAATTCCTGTTGCTCTGGCAGGAGTTGGAGCAGCAGGAGTTGGTGCTAAAAAAGGAAGTCATGACAAGATGAAAAAGGTAATGTTATGGGGAGGAATAGCTGTGACTTTAATTAGTGCATTGATTGCGGTAATATATCTTAGTAAGTGCAAGAACTGTCGGTAAGGTCTTATAATCAAAGGATTATAAGTCAGAATTTTTTTAAGCACTATCATCTTTAGAAGACTCGTTAGAAGACTCTTTAGAAGACTCGTTAGAAGACTCTTTAGAAGACTCTTTAGAAGACTCGTTAGAAGACTCGTTAGAAGACTCGTTAGAAGACTCTTTCTCATCGAGATCATCGATACCGGGTAGCACTGCATCCTCGACAAGAAATTTCATAAAGTTCTGTCCGGCCTTCTTTGGGTCCATAGTAAGACCTACATCTTCTCGAGCTTTCACATACTTGGCGAAATATTTTTCCTTGTACTCTGGATCTTTCTCCTCCAACACATTCAACCTATTTCGAGTAGTAAGGATAATACCCTTCACCTCTTCCATCTTCTTGATGTGCTCCAGGTACGTCCAAGATAGCTGAGCCTTCTTAACACGCAACGTGATGTACTCCTCGTAAGGATCAACATCTTCTGGGTCTTTACGAGACTCTGCCAACAACTCCTCTTCCCGTTGTTTAATCTCTGCCATCTCTTTATTTTCCTTATTTTTCTTACTTTTGATCGATTGGGAGACAGATGCTGTCATTTCTTTCCTGATATCGATCTCGTCAGTTTCAGCTGAGTATTTGGAACTGGCCGTAATAGGAAAAGGTCTCCCCACATATGTATGATAAATCTGATGATAAGAATCGATATTACGAATGATTGCCTCTGCTCGTTGTTTGGCTTCTAGCTCGGTAGCGTAATTACCTCGTAGCTTTGCGAAACCGAAGAGTCCATTCGAGTTAGGAGTTGCACCTTTGGCAGGTGTGAAAGATACTAGACCAACGGCTTGCAGAGGGATAGGGGGGTCAGCGTACGTGCGGTCTACACGCGGAAACTTTGATGTAAAGCTATTGTTATCTAGGGTATCAATTGCTACTTTTACCTCATCCTCTGTTAGAGCAGGCGCACCTTGATCGGGGCGCCACTTGTTTTCTCGATCCCGGTCAGAAGGAGCGGTGAGAGAGTGTTCTTTTTCCCATTCAGGGTGTGATTGTTGCGTAGTTGCCATTTCTTCTTCAATGACAAATCTTTATACTACTTAAGATTGTCTCCTTGATGACAGTAATCAACTATAATTGGTTCTGACGGGTCGTAGATTCCTTCATCGGCTAGTTCTACAAGAAGTTCTTCGAATATAGCATGGAACTCCTCCGTATGGCCAATGGACTTCGATATCACATGGCTATACTCATGTGCCAACACGTAGATAAGCATATTAAGGGAGTAATATTCATCGTGCTCGTCTTTGAGACAAAGATATACCCTTTCCTTGTTGATAGTATAGCTCTTATCTCCGCGATAAAGGTCTGTTTCTTTCATAATCTCTCTCTTATTTAGGGGTGACAAATTACCTTTCCAATAACGCTCTTGATTAAAAAAGTCTTCGAAGATCTTTTTGAGCTCCTTCAGCTTCGGATCGTCCTTTAACGTATATTCTTCGAATTGCTTATAAATAACGTAAATAACTAAAGCTATAATAACGCATGCTGCAAATAGGGCAAAATATTTTGCAACACTAGACTGCTTACTCTTACTCATTTAATCTTAGCGAAGAAACTTTTGTTTAGAAGAAATTAACTAAAGATTAAAAACTATTACTTTCCAAACCATTATTTGGTTTGGAACATATATTAGATCGTTTATTTTTCTTTAGGTTTTGGACCCGGAGGTTTATATGCCCACATAACTAGAGCCAGCCATCTTCGCAGAGTTGGTTTCTTCTTGTATTGGGCATAGTGTCTCTTAATAAAATTATGCCGTCTTGTACCCCATGTTTGAGTTTGAGTAAACTTGGCTTTTTTCATCATACTAGCAGTCTTTTTTCTTTCATAAACACCCATAAACCCCGACGAGCTTCTAGCTACCTTAGACACTTTTCGCTTCTCTGCGTCTGTGATATATCCTTCTGCTTGTCGGTAGCTCATCCATCTATAATCGGGAGACTTTCTACGTGATGATTGACGTGCGGACATTGACTTCGAAGTTGTTCTCTTACGTCGTGTTTTTCTTCGTGAGCGAGATCTTCCGACCACTCTCTTACGGGGGTTGGACTTCTTTCTCTTGCATCTAGAACGAATCTGAGCCGTTGTAAGCTCAGATGCTATCATTGGGGTACCTTTTGCAATCTTCTTACTAGGTCTGCAGTATGGATACTTCTTTTTCCAATCTCTTATGTTGGTATTCGGTCTACCGCATGGTACTTTTTTGGGTAATCTGCATACATTAATCCACTTCTCATCGAACCATCTTGTGAGACCAGTGGAATTAGAAGGCTTAGCGCCAGCATACTTTCCTCCTTTCTTCTTGTATTCCTTCACCAGCATTCCACTTGCATACGCGGAAGGCCAGGCCTTAACCTTACGTTTGATTTCACCCTTGATCTTTTCATACAACCTTGGGTTGGTAGGCTCGGGGGATTTACTCTTACGACGACTAGATTTTCTTCTACCCATTTATATTACTCAAACATTTTATGAAATTCAACGAACCAAGTTGGAGGATCTCTGCCTGCTATCTTACCTTTCCACGAGTGTAAATGAGTCTTCTCGAAAAATACATACTGACGATACGATTCAACACAGTCGTCGCCCTTATAATCATCCGGCATGGCCAACCTTGGAGGAGTCCACTCTTTTTCTTTCAAAGGAGGTACATTGGCGCTTAATTCCTCGATATAAGATTGACATTTATGGACCTTTCCATAGCGGTACGTGTATTCCTTGCATAGCTCCAAACCTAGCTTGCAGAGCCATATGTAATTAGCTCTAGATTCTCGAGTCCAGATACAAGATGGATGGTTCTTATGGGTAAGCTTGTAACACGGAGTATACATCTTATGTTCAGGATCGAACATATGCCAAACAGAACACAGCATGAGTGTTGTTTCAAGTATCATCTTGATTACATGCTTGTCGAAGTGCATCATAGCACATATTTTGGGGTCCAAATGTAAAAAGAAAATGTTCATTGTTTCATTAACTTTCTCTTGTTCTTGTGTAAATATATCATTGTTATTTTTTGGATTCTTCACAACAAAAGTATTCACATATTCGTGTAGAGATCTTATCCCCAATTCGTCGCTTCTTTCCGTTCTTTAGAGAGAAGGTTAAATCAGCCAGTAGCTTATTTCTTAGGTGATCAGGGGTCCTCTGGTATTCTAATACAAGACACGTGACTGTTGGATATCTCTCCACGATCTGCTCGGCGACCTTCTCCGTTATACCGGGAATAAGAGAGAGTTGACTGATAAGCCAAACTTCGGGTGTCATATTGGATTTCTTCTTTTTCTTCAGTGTGGCCGAGTACTTACTGGCAGACATACACTCGGCCTGTTTGAAGTACTTATCTCCGTCCTTGTTGAGTTTATCGAGGAGCTTCTGAACGTACACAGCCGTCTCTTGAAGAGAAGCGGTCTTATAGACCTTGAGACCATCTCTGAGCTGAGTATTGATCAGACTGCCCAGGAGGGTCGAGACTGGGATCCCACTGACCTTCTTAGTCAGTGGCATATTCATGTTACCCTCGATGAGATACATAATACGCTGTGTTGGGATCCCACAGTGAAGCAATCGAGCCTTTTGTTCTCTGGCACGTCCATCGCATATACTGGCCTTCAGATCGGCAATTGTCTTTCTCTCAATAATAAGGATGGTCTCGCCCCCTTCACGAAATAGTACGTCTCCAATATCCAAGGTCTCTATCGTAATTTTACACAGTCCTTCCAAAGCTGCAATGAGGTGATGCTCTCTGTTATCAATTACTAGTTCTATAGTCATACTTTATTTAGCTAGTCTCAGACTATAAATTGGTATATTAATTTAATTGAAAAATAATTGTTACTTTAGATAAATGAACCGACGAAATATTCTAATTATATTGGTTGGTATTTTAATTCTTATCGCCGTAATAGGACTCGTCTGTTGTCTAATTCGAAGAACAAAGAAAGTCAACAAGAACGGTGCCGAACCACTTACGGCGAAGGTCAACAAGAACGGTACCGAACTATCTGAGGCGAAGGTGGTGGATTGGGAGCCGGTTAGCAGATGCAAAGGCCGGTGTAAATGCAAGACCCCGATCGTTTGGCCATTTTCAGGTTGCGATATTAGTTGCGGTGCTAAATGCGAAGGACAAGGATGTTGTTATCAACACGGATCACCAAAGGACTATTGCGAGAACATCTTAACCCCGGCTATGGAGCAAGTAAAAGGCGAGTGGTCAAGTCAGGCATGCAATACGATACTGCTCCCAGCCTGGGAGGCTGCGTGTATAGCTATGTTTGGTGGTCCCGAAGATGTTCCCGGTGACGTATACTGTTCGGCCTCAGATGCTACAGCTGTAGCAGCTTGTAACTATGTTGTTGGAAAAGCAGCGGATCAAGAAGCACCGGCTAAAGATGTCGCCAAACAGATCTGTAAGTCTGTGTTCTCATAAAGCAACCGATATATATTTATAATTTTATAAAATTATAAAATAAATGGATCAAAAAATAATTTACTCTTTTTGTCTTGAAAAAGATCCGCGTATATTGCACAAGCTGACACCTACGGCCAAAGCTCTCTTGATCGATGGATGTTTCTCCGTCTTGTTTCAAAAATTTGGTGATCAAGAGTTGGCAACCATAGCTCTTGAGGAGTTGGGAGAGATCAGGAAGCTACGTTATAAGGCAAATGAGGCAGAGGGGAAGGCTAACTTCCTTCGGACGAAAAGGAGCATGGGCACGAAAGCGGCCCGGGTAGCATGGAAGAAACTAAGCCCGACGGATAAACTTGAATACACACCATGGATTAGTTCATTCGTGTACACGGGAAAAGAAATGAAAGGGTATCAATCTCTCAAGAGAACCGGCGCAACCATAGTCAAAGTACTCGATAAGAAAGATTTACCTAAAGCACGCGAAGGGTTCCTGGCTGCCACAAGATCCTTCCCTGAATACAAGAGGAACCCTGTATATCCCAACCAGACGGTAGGAGGTCATCCACTCGTATATAAACTTGGGGGATTCGCGGCATTTGGAAACCCTGCATCCTTCCATAATCCATATGTCCGTCAACAGCGTCTAACTACTCGTGAAGCTGTTCTGCCACTATTCGATACTGTTATAGGATTAATGCATAATGAAAAACAACGTGCAAAGACCAAGTTCCAAATGATAGCCGATCGTATGCTCTATAGACATCGTAGCCAGGCTCCTTCGAATGAAAGCTGGCATAGAGACGTAACCCCAGCCAAGTACTTGAACCAAGGAGATGAGGTGTACGGAGGATGGCTTAACTTAGACCTTACTCAAAATCAATACTTCTCGTTCATCCCGGGATCACATCTTGGAGTAGACCTTCTAGAACTTCGAGAAGGTTTTGCGAGTCTCTCCCCGGAAGCTATCAAGATTGTGAAGCCTTACAAGGCTCGCATAGCTGTTCCGCCAGGTCATGCACTCATATTCCCGCAGTACATCTTACATGAGGTCGTCTCCAACAGAACCACGTACGATATGATGCGCATCTTTATGGGATGGCGTACAACCACAAGCGACGGTTTCCTGATACCGGTAACCCGCGAACGTATGGAGAAGCAAGGGATTATACCTCTGCCATCGGGACAAGAACCTCCAATGTACGCCGCTAATCATGCATCCTTCTTCAGACACAAGACCTTTCGACCCATCTCCAATATTGACTGGAAGGTAAGCACGGTTGACTGGTCGAACGAAACTTTCAAGAAGAGTGGTCCTACCGGAGTACCTATCACTCTCGATCACAAAGGGAAAGATGGTAAACCCGATTACAGATTGGTACCTCGTTACATGAGCTCTCTGAAACACTACGATCTACCAATGTACCCCCCTTACACAAAGGAGGAGCTAGATCTCTACCTTCCCATCTCTCTTAATAAGAAGAGAGTTCGTGTGGCGTTCTTCGACTTAGACGAGACCCTAATTTGTCAGTGCGTGAAGTTGGATCCTGACCAGAAGACCTCTTTGGTACCGGTGTACCAGGATAAAAAACAAGGTACAACGACCTATTCTACTTCTGCTATCATGGCTCTGTTGACAATTCTTACACAGGATGAAAATTACCTTTGGTACTTGGTATCTAAAGGGAAAAATATTGTGAAATTCCAAGCTTTACAAAGTACTTCGGAAGATAATCACATTGGGGTCATTACCCCGAATACCGTGCCTGGGATTAGTCAATACGGTAACGAAGATAAAGGACTCACTATTTCCAAAATAATGGAACACGTGAAGAAGTCTTATATAGTGGAAGATGCGGTCTTCGCCGATGATACTAGTGATTTCAGAGATCAGGTCAAGGCGGCATTAGGCGACGAGGTGAAGATACTTGACTTTGAAGCGTTCGCGGGTCCTATCTGTCAAATAGGTGACATCGACTTCCCTCTCACAATTTTAGATGATAAAGATGTTGCTAGACTGGTTAGAATATTGAAAATGAAAAATATGTAATAAAATATGATAGAACTTTTGACAATGAGCTTCAGAACACTAGGAACAGCCGCGCTGGCTACCGTACTTACCAATAACAAGAATATCTCCATATTGGAGCGAGCTGTCTATGAGAAAGTCGCTATCGAGGAAGAGTATAAATGGGTCATTTATCAAGTTCTTTCGGACATACAGTCCCATAAATCAATCAAAGAAATATATAGAAGTATCAAGGCCGGAAAAATGGGATGGGAACATCATTCTTTCAGCGCAATGGCCCAAAAAATTGCAGAACAAAATGAATTTATCGAGAACCCTTTCGAGGTGGAAGAAGGTGTCCATACATGCCGAAAATGCGGTAGCAAGAGAGTATTCTCGTATAATCGACAGGTAAGAGGAAGCGACGAAGGTACCGGAGTCTTCTGCGAATGTGTAGCTTGCCACTGTAAATGGCAAGAACGAGGATAAAAACGAGGATAAAACTTTTTTAGTACTGTTACATAAATGAAAGTAACAGTACGAGATATAATACTAGTACTCATACCCGCGATGGTCGGATACGGAGTACGACTTAAGTGCAATATTGGTGAAAAAGCCGGATCTACAGTGCTCTTTCGACCTCCTGCTTGGGTATTTGGAGTGATCTGGCCAATTCTCTTTCTCTTTTTTGGTCTTTCATGGGCTATCGCAGCCAGAAAAAGCTCCAATAAGAAACTTGCAATGTGTATGTATGCATTAACTACAATCCTTCTAGGAGCATGGATTGTAGTATACGGGTGTCTTAAAAATAAGAAGGTATCGTCCTGGGTTCTACTCTTAGTAGTAGCCGCTGGAATAGCTTCTTTTGGACAAGGTAATGAAGTCTCAAAGGCTCTTATTGCGCCTCTGATTGCATGGACTCTGTTTGCGTTATTGATGAACACCACCGAAGTGCAAAATAATAAGTGATACGGTTGGTTCTGAAGAATTCTTATATAAATTACTTACAGAAGAGTCTATATTCTATTGGAACCTCCTTGATGTAACCTCGGCTATTAAGGGTTATAATGCCTTGTTCCGACGCCTTCTGCTGAGCACTGCTCTTCGTTGTCCCGGAACCTTGCCCAATTAGGTTCCATCCTTTGTTAGGCCTACTTTGTTGTCCCGTGGGAGTATTAATTTTAATAGCTCTCCTGTTTCCACCAGGAGGGACTTGATAGAGATATGATAGAGCTATTCGATAGAGCTCTCCGTCGGGACTGGTCTTTTCCTCTCGGGTATCGATGAACTGATAGCTACCAATAGTATCTCCAAATGCATCAAAGATCTCTTTCATACGAGTTTTAGCGTCTATTAAGTCCTCAAACTTGAGAGATATGGGAATTTTATTAAAAATACTGGATAATATATCATATATTACACCGTATCCTACCCCGGGCCGGTATTCTTGGTCTAGGATTTGTTCCGTGCATCCAACAAACGCCTCAAATACATCCTCAAGGAGATCCTTCTTGTGACGAGATCGGTATTTGGCCGATCTATCTGTACCATCTTCGGCCGCCGAGATATAGGGCCAGAACCCCAGGTCATCAGCAATCTGAGCAAAAGAGTTTTTAGCCCCATAATTGATTCTAAGTCTTGCTACCACCTTCACCCCAGCAGGACAATTCAGCTGAGGAAATCTTTGGTATGCATACCAGACGATAAATTTATTTGCAGATACATCTCCAATTTGTTCGTAGATCTCATAATTTTCATTCTTGTTCGCCGATGCCGCAGTAAAGGCCTTACTAAACTTTTTCATATTCTCATCATTGGTGAGAATACCAATGTATTTATCTTTAAGATTTCCCCGCTCCATTAAGCCGGAAATGAGGGCCTTAAACATAGGACCGCGAGTACCTTTATATATAATTGATGACATAGCTGTTGCTTGTTTTTTGTATGACATGCTTCACTTTATTTATATCAAGACGGCTTTAATTTCAAATTTATTTGTGTGAGTATTGTCCCTGTGGTATAATTTCTACTTAGTTATATTTTTTATCTTTGGGATAATAAATGTCCTTCCCAGATTACATTGTTAAACAAACCGGGTATCAATACCCTTCCGGTGTTGTTATTCCTCCTGCCAGTGAGTGTTACTCGAATCTGGCAGCATATGGAGTACACGGAGCCGTATCGGGTATCAAGGCGCCAACACCTGTATCGGTTGTACCTTCAGTCTTGAATAAACTTGGTACCGGTCATAAGATCCCCAAGAATCCTCACCATTATCCGACCCAGTATAATTACCCCGGTCAGAGTCCTTTGACTAAAAATTGCGGGCCATACCTTCGTATGAACCAACAATGTAGTAAGTCAGAATTCAATCAGATGTATGCCGATCGTCGTCATCTAAGATGAAGTTTTGTTAAATTTTAATACTTACTTTTAGTATTAGAAAATTACTCTTTCGTCGGGGTGATGTATCGTACGTTTCCAAGAGATGTAACGAGGAAGTCTATGACGTTTTAGACTCTTCCAGGCACGAAGTATCCGTCGCAGTCTCAATATCTCAGATGCTCTAAGACCGACTCTATCTCTAATCATGCAATTAAATCTTTTATCTACTTGTAGAAGATCGATCATCTCTACCAAATTGAGGTATGGAATCATATGTTGTGCAAGTGAATCGTTCATATTTGCTATATCGTAATCCAGCTCTTTAAGGGGGTAATAAGGTTTTTCCCCAATCGATCATCTTCTTCCTGTTAAAAACATCTAGGTTACTTAAGAACCCGAGCATGTTCCCTTCCATTCTCAACCATTTACCCCAGAAATGTTCCGTGTCAGAGGAAAATATGCCACATGCGATATCATATGAGAAATTATACTGCATAGATAGAAATATATGGAAAATGTTTTCAATTTGGTACAAATTAGACATTTTTTGAAGTAGTTGCAACTCTTTAAATTTTTCCAAAGACCTACCAATGTTAAGTTATACCAAAAAGGTATAACTTCGTGTTGAACGAAATCCCGATCTTTAACCTTGTTTTAATATTTCCTATTTCTGATTCTTTGGTCTCTTGTGATAGTTGTTCCTCCATCGTGATTACGCGGATATCTACTAGAGGAAGCGGGTTATCCGTTGAGAGCGTTATTAGCATCTAACATGAAGTACGATAAGAGATATCTAGTTAATTCGATTAAAGATCCAATTGAGTAGTAATCACACGACAATCTGTAATATCTCCGTAGTAGGACTTGAAGAGTCTAGGCATATCACTTCTGTATTCGTAGAGAAAAGTCCGACCCCTAACATTTCTTCGAGACTCTCGGGGATCTACATCTTTCAGTGATTTGAAGTAACACTTACGGACAAGTTCAAACTCAACCATAGGCAATAACACGATACCTTCCCATTCCCGCCGCTTTCCAGCTAAATCTATCTTGAGTTCTGAAGGGCAATGATCCTTAAGGGGTGAGCTCTTGTCGGTGAGGTAGTCACACAAAGGCGAAGGTATCAAATTAGCACTTTGCGGCGGAAGTACCGACAATAATTGCTGAAAAGGCGTACTTGGGATAGTACGTCCATAGTGAGTAAATTTAAAACTAGAGATATACTTTGCCAATGTGGATGCTGGAGGAGCGTAGTGATGCGCGAAATGCCACTTCCAATTAGGGACGCCTCGAGTATAATACGAAAGAACCCATTGCATGCCCTCAAGATATTGATGACACACATCCTCGATCGAAATACCCTTCTCAAAATGTTTGATCAAGTACTCACGTTTATACTTGTCAATGTCTACAATCCATTCCCGCTTTCTTTGCGTAGCGCAACTATCAAGAAGGGTATCCTCAAAGTATGACTTGCGACTTTTAAGTTTATGCTGAAGATTCTCTTTCTCATGGTGACCAATCGTTCCCAGGAACACACCCATCGATGAAGGAACGAATTGCACTCGTCCACCGCCCACAACTCGGGTAATATGACCGTGCGAAGAACACACTTCTTTGTATACCTCTAGAAGGAGCTCAATACCGTTCTCGATGATCTCGAGTGACGGGATGTGAGGAAGAAAATCATTTCCTACCATGAAGCATAAAAAAATAAAGTCATCAACACCTGATCGTTCGCTATATTCATACGTCTTTGATTCCCATTTTAAATCCTTCGCTAAGGATTTACGAGTAGCCCCAATGTCGATACAGAAATACTCATTCGAGCGATCGTAAAGATCTTCTCTTAATATATAGAAATTTGGCATGTGTGTACCCAAGGCTAGCATAATGAGATCAGCATCTAAACCGTTGATGCAATAGATTTCGTCTTCCTTGCCGTAATATCTAATATAATTAATAATTTTATGCTCTCCCTCTCCGGGAGCTTTCTCGTTGGAGAATATTACCTGTACATTACGCCACTTGGGACTTTCACTGATTCTCTTGCGGATGTACCAGTCGATATACTTCGAGAGGTAATCCATGAACTTAGTTCCTGGTGTGATACTGTTGCTGTCGAAGGGAGCTCCCTTCGATGCTTCCATGGCGCTGCGAAAACGACGCTGTCTTTGTTGATTCTGCTTACTTATGGGGGCTGGACCATCAACGCACAGTATAAGTCTTTTTCTGGGGTTGCTGATATTGAAGAGGTGTTCTACTGTCTTGCAGACATCTTCAAAAACCGCTATCTGGGCTTTCAGACCTCTGAGTCTGGGTTTCCTACGCTTTCGCAGCAACCGTGGTGGGGGTTTGAAGTTACCGTATTGATAAATTTTTTGCGCAGAATTGTGGAATACACCGTTCATATCAATCATCAGATTGTCTATCTTGACACCCACTTTCGATAAAGTATCTCCTCTTCGCATAGGTCGCATATATTCTGAGTAGTGGTTTTTGAACCACATAAAAAAATGTTTAATTCCCATGGTCGTTATTAATTTTTACAGATCTTATCCTTAGAATCAAATTTCTATTTTTCGTATTAAATATGACCAGGAGTTAGCTTAAATAACGGCGGTTATATATACAAAATGATAACTATATCTCGACTAAAGACTCTTATTAACATTGCAATGTGTTTGACCATGTTATCGGTTGGTTATTTATACCCTGACGATCTGGAGATATTGAAAATATCTACGCATCCGTTACTCCTATATTGTGTGTTGGATATTGCTGGTAATTCCTGGGATATGGTTACCCATCATGTTAGTACAATAATGGTAGGTCTCGCCATGAACTATTCTTACCCAACTCAAAATAATGAGGTGACTGTTATGGTGGCTAGAAGTCTTATTCTCACAGAAATATCAACAATATTCTTGGATCTTATCTACCTAGGATATCGTCATTTTTTAGTAAAATTGGGTTTTATTCTCACATTCACCTATTTTCGAGTAATAGGGCTACCGTGGTTGTTCGTGTTCAACTCGGAGACTTGCTACTTTTGTACTGGTAGAGAAAATTACGTGTGTGATTCTAGAACTCTATGTCACATGATGTGGTCCGTAGGTATATCAACACTTATGTTACTGAATTGTATGTGGTTTTCTAAACTAATTACGAAGATACTTAAGAAAAATAATCCCAATTCTACAATAAAAGGATGAACAAGCAGTATTGTTTTGATATAGAAAATCCTGATAATAAAAAGTTTGACCCTCTGGCTCTAAAGATGTACATAGAGGGTTTGTACAAGGGCAGAGCCAAAGATAAATTTAACAAGGATGATCCACCACCGTTCGTCATACTCTTTATATCCACATTCGATGGTACGAATGTGTGTCTAAGATTAACCACTCGGAGTCGAAAGAAAATTGAGCGTATAGAGAGGATTAATAAAGCTATTAAAAGTTCTAAACTAAACTGGCGTGGGTTGAAATTAGGTAGACCCAAAGAATGGGGTATTACGCAACAGAGCTGGTGGGATACGGAAAAAACTAAAAAACCAGAAGAAAAATGGGTAAGCATTGTACAAAGAGGACCATACTTTTCCCACTTAGAAGAACCCTATCATCCTGTAGGGGGTAAACTAATGTATAATGGCAGAATGTACGATCTTACGCCAACGGAAGAGAAAGTAGCTATGTTATACGCTAAACGTATTGTCAGTGAAGAAGGGGGAGGAGTCGTCGATCATCTAACTAAGGACTCGGTGTTCAATAAAAATTTCTGGACAGATTTCAAGACCTATCTTACTCCTAAACACAAAAGCGTGTTCAAAAGTTTTAATAAAATAGGATGGAGAGATCTCGTCAAGAAAGTTAAGATCTTAAAAGCGTACAAACCAACTAGGGAAGAGAAAAGAGCGAAGCTGATACGTAATGAAGAGAGGAAACGTCAGTATGGTTGGGCAAAATTGGATAATAACTTGGAACAGGTAGGCAACTTCACTGTAGAACCTGTAGGATTATTTATGGGTCGTGGAAAGAATCCATTAAGAGGCAAAATCAAGAAGGAGGTGAACCCTGAGAATGTTACTATTAATATCGGAGTGGACGATCCTATACCAGCCGCTCCAGATGGTCATACTTGGGGGATGGTAATACATGACAACACAGTTAGTTGGTTAGCCAGGTGGAAAGACAGTATTACCGGGGATGTTAAGTATGTTCAATTCGCAGCTACAGGAAAATTCAAAGGCAAATCAGATCTTATGAAATATGAGAAAGCTAGGAAACTACAGAGACATATTGATACCGTGCGTAAGACTTATATGACCGACGCTTCTTCTACCAATGACGAAAAAATGCAACTTGGGACAGTTCTTTGGCTTATTGATAATCATGGTATTCGTCCGGGAGACGAAAGAACCGAGGACCAAGCGGATACTGTAGGAGCATCTACATTGAGAGTTGGTCATGTTAAATTACTCTCTGAAAATAAGATAAAGTTCGAGTTTTTGGGGAAGGACAGCATCAAGTTTGATAAGTCCATGGTTGTACCTCCGTTGATTTACGATAACTTTAAGAAGCTAGTTAGTGGCAGATCTAACGGTTCTCAGGTCTTCAACATGATCTCTGCTGGAAGTATGAATGCTTACCTCAAGCAATTTGACACTAAATTCAGCAACAAGGTATTCAGGACTCGTCTAGCGTCGCATATAATGTTCGATGCTCTGAAGAAAGTTTCGATCCCTAAAGATGCTACCAAGAAAAAGACTAAAATTCTGTTCAACAAAGCTAATGTGAAGGTTGCTGACGTACTTAATCACACACGTAGTATATCCATGAAAGCACAGCAGGCTTCTAAAAAGCTTAAGGGCCAACTCAAAGAACTCAAAGCTAAGCTTAAATCTGCTAAGAAGATTGGTAAAAGCGAGAAGTCAATAGCTGCCCTAAAGAAAAGAATCGCTGCAAAAAAAGACAGTATTGAGGCTAAAGAGGACACTAAATCTGTAGCGATCAATACCTCTCTAACTAACTATATCGATCCTCGAATTGTGGTAGCGTGGGCAAAAACACAGGCTGCAAAGGGAAAGAAGAGTGAGTTCACCAAGCGTACTAACAAAATTCTTGAAGACGTATATAGCACAGCTATGATGAAAAAATTTCAATGGGCCATTAATTCTTCTTATGTGACAAAGGAATGGGATTGGTTTTCTAGTCCTTTACAAGGTCCTGAAAATCTTCAACCAGGAGAACCTCGTCCCAAACCTCGT